ATCAGGGTAATCTGAAAATTCAACAATATCACCTAATTCTAAATTAAAATATTTTAAAGGCAATTCTACTTCTGCTAGATTGTGTGGTTGTTTCCATTGCTTTAATAAATAATCACGATATTTTTCTGCTGTCGTTGTATCTCTTATATATTTTGCTTCTATATCTAAAGTAGAATCAGCTGCTGATAAATTATATTTAGTTTGTGCATTAGTGTCTTGAGCGGAAGAAGTGGTTAAAGAATAACTGCGATTTCCATAATCATATTTATAATGAACAATAACTTTTGTTTTTATCTGGCTTAGTTTGGTTCTGCTAAAATTTACATTTAATATATCATCATACTTTATAGAAGCGTTAGATGATGTATACGTATCTTTAATGGTTGCACAATTTAATTTATTATCTGTTCTAAAAAAGACAAACGTCTTACTTTCTTTGCCTATTCCTTCAAATAAATCTTTAGAATTAATTTTATCTGTAACCGCAAAAGCGTGTTTCCATCCGCTTAAATATCCAGATGCCCTACCAGCAGTAAACGCAGTACCATTTAAAGAACTCAAGCCTAAACCAGCATCAAGAGCAACCGCCCTTAATATATCTGTTGGGATTTCAATTAAATCTCCAGCACTTGCCGTATATAAACCGCCTGTATCTTGTCTGCCTTTTACATTAGCAAACCATTTCCACTTTGCAAAATCTTTTGCTGTAAATATCCAAGTTGCACCTAGTTCATAAACCTTAACATTCCATCCATCGTCAGCACCAGTATCGCTTGTAACGTAAAGCTGATAAATATAGTTATTACGTTCATCTACAGTATTTGCACCGCTAATTTCAGATTGTAAATATGTACTTCCGCCATCAATATTATTAAAAGTAATATTTTTTAATGCAAACGTGCTTCCCTCAAATTGAACAGTAACTGTAATATGAGCACCACCAGTTGTAACAACTTTTGCAAATGCGTAAATTGAAGCTGACAAACCATTTAAATCACCACCAAACGCTGGAAAAAGCATATTAAATAATTGTGCTCCACCACTATCAAGAACCCCATTGCCTGATCTTTCTGCATAGGTACTTGTATCGCCATCAATGATATTACCAATATTACTCCAATTAGTATCAACTCCCCCTGAACCTACTGGCCCATCATATCCTATCGCACTCATCGAAGCAGCGATGGTAAATTCGTTGTCTTTTGTTTCGCTTTCTCCTTGATTAAAGTGAATATAACTATCGGCTGTAGACTCTGCATATTCTTTAGCAGTATCAATTCTTATTGGCAAATATTTTTTATTATTTAATATATAAAGTGGGCCTTTTGCTGGATTGCCTTCCGTTACATAACCATCAAAACCAAAATGATAATCCGTATCATCAAATTGAATTTTAGGAACATTCGTTGCATCCGTATATTGCCCTACAACAACAACCCCTGGCGTTCTATCTATCTCACCAAAACATATTGGGATTCTTTTACCTAAACTATCTTCAGGTGCATAAGGGTGATCCGTAGAATTAACAATAGTTCTTGGTAAGTCTTTATGTATTATTTTAGAGTTATCTTCTATATCAAATGTTATTGTTTTTGAATCGTGGCTAATATTTCTAATAATACCAGTAAAAAAAGCATAAGAATCAGACCAATCGTCTATTGCATTGCTACCTAACTTTATTTCACATTTACGATTATAAAAACCTATATCACTTCCACTACCAAGCGTTTCAATTTGGTCAGAAAAGCGTGTTCCTGGCTTATATTCAGAATTAACTAATTTTAGTGAAATATTAGAAATAGAATATTTATGAGAAAAAGAATCAACCTTTTCTCTTACAGATAAATTGTTTTGTAATAATCCTCTATAAAAAATTGATTCATAAACTATATCTTTGCTGGAAACTGCAATGTATGCAGATTCATCTCCATAATATAATCTAATTAATGGGTATACTTGCGTTTGTCGGTTTTTGGATAAATTATCCCAAGATGTCGAAGTTGTTATCATCCTATAATTAAATTACTTTGACCTCTACCAACGGCCTTTTCTATTTTTGGAATTAAACTATCAACAACGCTATCGTCAAGTAAAGGACTGCTTATGTTTACTGTTATTCCTTGTTGTGGGCCATTCTGATTAGAAGATAATGGTGTTACTTGTACTCGTTCCCTTCCGCCAGGATTATCTCCAACCATTATCATTTGAGGCCCACTTGTTACAAAGTCTCCACCTTGAGCAAAACTAGATAAACCCTTATCAATTAATTTCGATGCAGCAGCACCAGCACCAGCAGCTAACATTAAATTTGCTGGAAAAGGAACAGTTTTTAAAATACTTGCAATTAATCCAGATACGGCCTCCATAGATTCTGCTCTTACTACAGCCTTCATTGCATCCATTGCTGATCCTTGAACAAGTGCAGCTTGTTTTAACTCATTAATAACTAATTGTTCTTTTTCTTCTTTTATTAGCTTTTGTTTTTCTTCTTCAGATACAACAAGCCCTAATTGTTTAGCTAATTCTGGATAGCCCGATATTAATCTTTGTACATTGTCGTTTTCTTCTTGCATAGAAGCAGCTTTTTCTTGTTGTTTTTCTAAAAAAGCACTAAAGCTCTCAACATCTTCATTAGTTAGTTCAATTTTTTCTCTACGCAACTGTAAAGAAGTTTGTTCTGTTTGTAAAGTTTCAGCGTTAGCAGCAAGAACATCAGCTTGTGCTTCAACATTTTTAACAGCTAAATCAACTTCTTCTTGCTTCCTTTGGTTTACCGCTTCAACCAGTTGTACTTCTAAAGCTAATAATTCAGCTTGTTGTTCAGCTTGTTCTTTTTCATTCCTTGCACCAACTTGATTGCTTTTTCTTATCGCTTCACGTTTTCGTGCAATTCTAGCTAATAATATTTCTTCTTTTTCTTGAGCTGTTGTTGTTTCTGTAATCGCTTTTGATGCTAAATTTAAATTGTCTAAATAATCTGCTACAGCTTCTGCCGCACCCTTGAACCCTTTTGAAATGCTTATAACAGCTGGAGCAAGCAAATCTCCTATTGATTCTGCTGCATCACCAGCTGCATTTTTTGCTTGTTCTATTGCACCAGCCATTGTTTCTGCTTGTTTAGCTGCTTGACCGCCAAACAGATCAGCCATTACTTTAACTGCTTCACCAGCCTTCATTTCTTCTGCCGTTAAATCTCTTAATTGTGGGATTAATTCACCAAGTTCACCCGATAAGCCAGAAAATGTTTTTGCAGTATTTCTTACAGCAGATTCTAAAGATATTCCTGTTGCAGCAGATAAATCTAAAGCAACTGGGATGATTTCTTTTATTTGTTCTTCTGTAAATTTTAATGAAGCAAGGAATGCTTGTTGCTCTATAATCGCTTCATCACCAGCGGTTGTAACTTGTTGTAATGCAGATGCTTGTTTTAATAAAGCGGAAGTATTCCCACCTAAAGCAATAGACAATTTCTTTTCTGCTTGTTCTTGTATTCCAGCTAAACGTATTGCTTCTTGCATACCAGATAAAAGCATTCTTGCACCAAAAAAAGCAAGTGCTGCTTTTCCAGCAGATTTTGCTAAATCTTTTAATCTATTATCAACACCACCAAGTTCTTTACCAGCCTTTTTTGCACCTTGCGTTGATACTTTTATTCTTAAATTTTTATCAGCCATTTTCTCTCTCGTATTTAGCTATATTATTTAATTCATTTTCTATAATAGTAAAGCAATCTAAACGATGTGCGGAAACGTCATCTAAATTTCCCAGCGATACATTAAAGCGATTTACATAATTATATTCTTGTATCATTTCCCACATCCAATCATTAATAAGATGGTTAACGTCAGCGAATAAAGGAACAAGAAGATACAGATATTGCCCAGTAGGGTATTTCTTGTTTTGTTCCTCAAGAAGATCGACCTCATTTAATACATCCTCAACACTTTCATATCTCTTCCTCTTACCATCAACAGGGGATTGAGCAGAATATGGCCTAAATTGGCCGTTTGGGAGGGCTTTATATACATCAGGCGAACTTGGCGATGATTTCGCCCAGCACCAAGTCGCAAGGCTCAATCCCCTATTGCTTTTTTTGATAGACCAAGATACTCTATAAAAATTGTCTGGAGAACAATATCAATATCACTCATACGCATATCTTCAAAATCATTTTCACCAAGTCCAGCAATTTCACTCACTTTATCCAATAGTTCATAATATGCACCAACATCTTGTTTGCCTTCCCACCACACTTTTGCATTTAAAGCGTGGAGTTCTCGCCTTTGTTTATATGTGCAATCATTTACGTTCCATTCTTTGTCTAACGCTTCTACTATCATTAAGCCTCCCTTTATTTATTACCAAGCAGTCGCTGCTTCATCTTTATATGATGTTATTTTAAACGCTTCTGTTGAACTGTTTTGTACGCATTCAAAAGGCAACGTATGAAATATACCATTCTCAGAAATATCTTGACCAGGATCGCCCGTGTATTGTATTTCTGCTGCTATATTCATTTCACCTTCAGCACTTACAGTTCCATCACCAATTTTAATTGCAAGTGATAATGTATCTCCATCAAGAAAATCTTGAATTACATTATTACCAGCACCATAATCAAATTCGTCATCATATTTAATTGTCAAATCACCAGTTACAACATATTCAGGAAACGCATATAGTTCTGCATTTCCATTTGTATCAAATCCAACTCGATTAGCACCATTAGAAATATTAAAATTAAACGATTTCATAATAAATGTTTGTGTTGCGTTACCTTCTACATCTAAAGTCCGTGTATCTGCATCTAATAAATTATAATAAGTAGTTTCTGCATCTACCCAACTTCCATTAAATGTTTGCTCTAAAACACTAGAAGTTGATAATGGATTAGAAAAACCTGACCAATAATTGCCAGACATACTTAAAAGGCCGTTATTTGCGGCTATATCGCCAGATAATGTTAAATCTGAACATATTACCCCACAAACTTTAATGCCTTCACCAGCAGCTGGATAATAAGCTAGATTACAACTATGCGGTATTCCTGAAGATATAGAACCGCCTATTGATTTCTGATTGCTTGAACCATCAATTTCCATTTCGTGAGCACCAGCACTTCCTGTTCCTTCTTGCCCAGCTAATAACATATGTTGGGCTAATGTTCGAGGTGTTGCTAACATATCAAAAGGCATTGTAACTGTTCCGCCTCTTGCATTTACTATAGTATCAGCAGCATTCTTAACTGTTCCTCTACCAGATAATAATCTAGATTCACGTTGAATATTAAATGTTGGTTTTTGTGCTTGAACAACTGGTTGCGTTAAATACGCAGTTCCATCATCGCCAGAACTATCTAAACCAACTCCAAAACTTGTTTCTGCCTTTAAGCCGTATTTAACCGAGCTTATGGGTAGAACTCTTGTATCAGCCATTATTTAGACTCCTTTTTTTTATTGTTACTTTTTTTAACCATACCCATATTAAGCAGCTCTTCAGCAGCTTCATCAGATATATCCACGACTTTGCCTTCTTTCAATTCATCCAAAGACTTTCTGTCGCAAAGAATAGAGTTAGCATTAACCCTATGTAATTTATTTTTTCTTGCTTTAATTTTCATTATGCAACCTCCGTTACTGTACAATTAAATGTCATCAATGCCCTTAATAAACTTGGATCATCTTCATCTATTTCATATTCGATTGATGTTATATTAGCCCCATGCCATTTATAAGAGCTTGAAGGCGAATATGATGTATTATTTAATATTAATCTTTTGACTTGTTCCGCTTTACTTGATACTTGTTTCATATTTTGCCGCCCATATTTTCCACCTGTTTTTAATTGGTATCCAATCAACACTCCATATTCTCTAGTTTGACCGAAACTCAATACTTCAGCTAGGTCATCACTTTGCGGTAATAATAGAAAGGATTGCGGAAGTGTATATTCATCATATCTTACAGGAATACTAAATTCATTGCTCAATAAAGTATTCAACGAATCAATCACTCGATCATAATGAACATTCTCAAAAGTTATAGCCATTAAGCAATCCTCGAATTATAGGCATATTTTATTGACGTTGATGATTGATCTAAATATTCAGGTGCAGATACTTCTAATTCCCATTCGTCATTCGCACTATAAACACCAGGAGCAAAGCGGACATACATTCCATGACCAACTTGCTGATATGATCCTTCCATAACTTCTGAATCAATATGCTTTGATATTTTTAATCCAGTATCATTTTTTAAATATGTTGTATATTTTACACTTGAAGCCGATCCAGCTGTAAATGTTCCAGAATCACCTGACTCTATAATAATTTTAATTGCATCCCAATCGCAAGTAGGAATACCTCGTATTGCATTAATTCCACCTGTACTTGAACCGCCATAAGTAACTTCTCTTAATATACCTTTAACTGCATCGTTAGAATCTTCTTGATATAAATCCATTTCACCACGATTAATCTTATCCGCCCACCCATTGCCGTCTATGTTTGAAACCTTGTTATACAATTCATCTGCTAATTCTTTATTATAAGGATTAACAAGAAAATAACAAGCTAGATGTGCTGCAATCATTACAACTACTTCTGGAAAATTATTAGCAACGCTTGATTGTGTTCCAACACCCCTACGAGAATAGATAGGTTTCGATATTAAATTTCGAGTGAAGTCGCTTCCACGTTTTCTGCATTCAGTTATTAAATCACTAAAATCTCTACCACCTTCAAAAACTATACTATTTAAAGCAGAAGTGCTTGATGAAGTTAAAAAGAATTCTATTTTATCATCGCCTTCAACGTATCTCCATTGATTATTTGACGAAGGTTCTGAACCTTGCTCTGATCCTAAATCTTGACCATCTTTAAATAAGATGCTTACATATCCTGAATTGTGGAGGTTATATAAATTCGATGTTCCTGATTCTACCCAATTTGTAGGGAGTACCCTTTTCATGTCGTACTCATCTATAGAAGGTAAAACAAATTGCATATCTGCTTGTGAACAGTAAGTTGCTTCTATTGTACTCATTTTATTCCTTTACGCTTGGCCCATAAAATCATTTTGATCTACAGGGCTAATATTAATTCTTTTAACTCTCCATAATAATTCAGCAATCAACCCCATTTGTCTAGAAGATAAATTAACTAAATCTGTAAAATTTATTTCATTAGCTATTTCTTGTATTCTGTCAATGGTTTGAAAAATATCTAATTCTTCAAAATCATCATGTTTCGCTCTTTGATATAGTGTTCTCAATTTGTCCAACATTCTATATTGTCTTTTGTAAATTCCATTGTTACCCATCCAGTCCTAACGATTGGATAAAAAGAGTATCTTGCATAATCTGCATATTTAAGAAACGATCCACCTCTAATAAACCATCTTCTAAAGAGTCTTTCTTCATTTCCATTAATTCGCAATGAATCAACAGGCTTTGCATATAACTGATGATTGTGTCCCAAAAAGCAGACATGAGCCTCAGAATATACTTGTGATAATTTGTTAAGTTCCAAATCGCCATTAGTTGCTCCTGATTTCCCATGCCCACTTGCCATATTCCACACAGTACCCATCACATTTAATTCTGTATATCCTGGCATCCGATAATACGGCACGTTCATTTCTCTTGCAATTAACTTGCATACATCAACCCCCAATAAGTTGATACTACGTATGGTGTCGTGATTACCGCCTCGTATGAATAAGCATTTATCTTTGATAGGTTTGACAAGCTCAAGAAACTCAAGAATTTGGTCATCTGGCTCAGAATATTGCCCTCTCTGGCTAATTTTATAGTTAGGCGGTATAAGTTCAACCAAATCACCATTACCGAACCAGAGAGCGTTTTTATCGCTTTTAATTTGTTGTATAGCATCGTTAAACTTTTCTCTATGAAACTCAGATGCTCCAACGTGAATATCGGTAAGTCCATGTACTCGTAGATTGTCTTTCCATTTAACTTTAAGAACCATTCCTGGTTCGATATCTCTTTTTTCGTGATATTGATCATTATACCATTTCTCACAATCGTTGCAACTGAAACGCTGCGATCCGTTCCGTACACCCCTTCTTCTTGTGTTTATGCTTTTGCAATGTGGACAATTCATATCCCTCCCTCATTTTATTAACTCAAGCCAATGTTCATGTGTTGCTTTACCCTGTTCTGTATTATAATATTTTTTATAATAAAGCCATTGTTCATCTAATGTTTTAGGTAAAGGTTTTGGAACTCTTCTATAATGCAGACGCACCATACAAATCATAATAGATAGATTGGTTTCTAATAACCAAGCCCAATCTTTTTCTTGTGGATCAGTAAAATAAGACAACTTAACACAACACGCTTCAGCAACTTTTTTCATTAATGATTTGCGATAAGATAAGTAATTGGTTACACAGTCTACAGCTACCCAAGGTTCACACTGGCCCATGCCTCTGGCTATTCCATCATTTAATTGACGAATGTATTTTAAATTGCTTTCTACCTTCATAGTCTTTAAGACTAAATCAGCAGCATCCTTAGAATACAAATCTAGCTTTTCTAATACTCTATCAATTAAATCTTTTAATTGCTTTTCGTTCATTTATCTATAATTTTTTGCTTTAGCTTTTTTGTAAGCTGCGTGAGTTTTTCCTGGCATCCATTTTCCGCTAGGCATTCTATGTACGCCTTTTAATCCAACTCTTTTTGCAGCAGCCATAGCTTTTGATTTTAATTTATATTCTGGCATTATTTATTATCCGATCTTAATCCTCTAATAAATTCATTTATTCCATGGCCAAAGATATTATCTAGAAAATCAATACAATAAGGTTCGATTGTTTTATTCCAAACTTTCTTAGTCCATTTATATTTTGCTAACCCTAATGTACAAGCAACACCAAAGCCATACATAAATAATCCAAACTTTGCTTTAATCTTATCATTAGGTATCTTTTTAAAAATCCAAGCTAAAGATACTGCTGCAACTCCACCAGCTGCATACTGAGTTGCTTGAACACCAGCTTTTGCTATTAACCATTCCATACTAACTCCTTTTGCTTTTTATTTATGTGTTCCATTTATCAACTTCTTTTTTATTATTAATGATTTTAATTGAGAGTTTCTAATTATCATTTTACCTCTAGTGCCATCTTTTAAATCACCATGAAATATCGTTTTAAATATTGTCATACGAATAACTCTCCATCTTCTTTCATCTGCACCAAGTAATAAGTTATCATCAAGATTGACATCGTTTCCTCTGATCATCATTAAACCGCTTAGAAATTCCTCTATGAAACCCCTGGCTAACCATACAACCGCTAATCCTATTAAATACCAAGATGCTTCACCTAATATATCTTTAAAAAAATCTTCATTCACTTGTAAACCTTTTTAGTCATGCACTACACTTACATAAGCCATAGGTGTGCTATTTATTATTAGTTCTGGAGAAAAGTTTGCACCAACTGCGATATATTCTCCCCAAATCTTTTTCCCTCCAATTATTTGAATAGGTTGCACTCCAGAAAACACAACAGAATCATTAATCATTACATATGCATGAAAGTAAGCATCATACATACCTTCTTCCATTTGATATATATAATACGAGAATACTGGTCTCCAGGTATTAAATCCATCTTGTTCGGCAGTTGCTTGAAAATAGATAGGTATCTTATTTTCTGCATCAACGATCCTACGTTCTACAGTTAAATATTTATCTTCACAGGATGCAACGCTTATAGCTAAAGCTGCAAATAAAATAAGACAAACAACGAACTCTAGTATTTCTACTGCTTTCACTTTTTCTTTTTTCTCCAGCTTAGAGGATTAATATTAAATTCTTTTTCATAGAACTTTACACGCTCTTCCAGCTTTGCAATTTCTTGCTTTTCATCTTGAATGTGTTTAGATAGCAATTCTTCTATCTTTGTATTTGCTTCTAACATATCAGTTTCTAATGTTATAAAGCGATTATAGAAATAAACACCTTCACCAATTAAACCACTCATAAATATAAAGATTGCTATAAAGCCTTCTTTCTTTATTGGTGCATTTTCCCAATTAATAAATGAAGTCTTAGCCATTACCATTTAACTTTATTTGACCAGTATGCTGCTGACATTTTACCCTTTTTAATGTTCTTAGCATGACGAGCTTTAAACGATTCTCGTCTTGCTTTTTGAGCTTTTGTGCTTGGTTTCTTACCAGCACCACTAACTCCTTGTTGACCAAAGCGTATTAATTTTATTTTATGACCTTCTTCAGCTAAAACTACATGAGATTTTGTAGGATGCTTTAAAGTTCGTTTTGGTTTATTAGCACCTTTTAGATTGTGCTTTTTTAATAAACTTGCTTTTCTTTTTGCGTGTGGCATTATATAACTATCCATATTGCAAGGCCGATCTCTACTATAAGATCAGACATCGTATTATTAAACCATTTCTTTTTCGATCCATAGGGCTGCCAGTTTTCTACTATATATTCAAGGATTTCCCAAAGGATACCAATAATAGCAACCCACAAGACAGCCCACAGATCAGATAAACCAAACCATAAAGCTACCTTACAAATAAAAGCACCAGCTGCCATATGAACCGCAGTCCAATGATCAAGCCAGGCTTCGCTTCTTAGATAGCCTATTAGTTTATGATGAAAGTCAAGCCTCAACTACTTCTGCTTCCTCTTCTTCTTCATTAAGAGCCTTGCTCAACTGATCTTGCCAATACAACTTTCCACCTTCCATCTCACGATGATTGAAAACAGATTGCTCTAGTTTTCTCTGTAGGTTTAGTATATGGTTATAGGCCTCAATGGCTTTTTCGTTGCCATTAAGATCATCTTCAGTATATTCTTTGCCATCCATTGATAGTATGACTAGTTTCTTTTCTTTTTTTGCCATTTTATCTTCTTGTTATTGTTTATAGTTTCTTAAAATCTTCGATAGCTGCTGCAAGTCCATCACTTTGAGCTTTAGCTCTTGCCATGTCTGCATCGTAACGTTCTTTTTCACTCTCTAATTGAGATAGTGAATATTCACGCTTACTATCATCCATAGCTTCACCAGACTCAGCACTCCATCGTTTCTGACTCAACGCAACGTATTCACGTTCTTCTTTGGCTTCAGCCTTTCTTACGACTTTGCCATCCGAATCTTTCACTTCTGAAATTGCTTCTTTTGTGACTTGCTTCTCTTTTCCCAAAGAGGCTAGTTTGCTAGATTTCAACGAACTGTATTTACTCCAATCCATTATATTCTCCTGTTATTTTAAACTATCAGCATATGCTTTTTTAACTTCATCAGTCCATAAAGCAGATGCCATTCCTTTAATTTCATCTGATTCACCAGATACATCTGCATCAGGTGCTAATATTCTTCTTTTATACGAATAAGATATTTCTTTTCCATCTTCAACAATAGCAGTACGTTCTCTTTCTTGTATAAATTTATGTTTTCTTCTTATTTCATAATCATAAGTTATTACTTTTTCTAAAGCCATTTCTTTTCTCCTATTTAATTTGTTCCATTCTAATTATCCAATTAGACTTAATTAAGTTATATATTGAACCGAAATTACAAATTCAGTAGTAGCTCCCATAGTGCTTGTATTTAAATATGTCCAAGCTCCATTGTCATTTGTTATTTGACACGACATCGTATCTTGTGCCCCATAACTACCAATATTTATATAATCTCCTGAAAAATTGCAATTTTGAACTGAAAATGTTCCTTGAAATCTTTCAGCTAAATCATCAGTATCTCCAACAGTAAAGGGTAGCGATACTGTAAAAGTACCTGTATTACTACTTATAGATGTAATAGATATTTCACCTGAAAGAGTTACCAATCTACCAATTTTTGTGTATTGTAATGAATTTTTGCCAGAATGCATACCAACTGTGGCTCCACCAATAGTTACAGCGTGAACCCCTTCTTCATAATCATCTAATACATTTGCTCCGCCATTTGCAACTTGAGATGCTGGGAACTGTATACCAGCGGCATGAACCAATGCCCCAGCATCTTCAGACATATATACTGCTGTAACAGCAGAGTTGCCTAAGACTACTGAGTCATCTGCCACTCCAGTTACACCAGAACCAACCATTGTTTGATTAGCACCACTATTAGCACTGGGGTCTGTATTTGCTCCAAGACAAGTATTGTTTGTTCCTGTGGTTATTACATCTCCCGAGTTATATCCCAGTCCAGTGTTAGAATTATTATCAGCACCATTTACATTAGTTAATGAACTATATCCTATTGCTGTATTTCTATCCCCAGTGTCTTCAGCATCTAAGGCTTGATATCCAACAGCAGTATTCCCAGCACCACTTGTAAGAGCTTTTAAAGCATCTCTACCAATTCCAATACTACCATCTGTTCCTGTTTGACTTGCCGCTACATTTGTACCAGCATCATAACCTATAAATATATGGTCAGAACCTGTAGTTAATAAATCTAATACATTACTACCTATTGCTACATTTCTACTTCCAGTTGTACACGCTTCTAAAGAACCAGCTCCTAATACTTGATTGTCATCACCAGTATTTATAGCCGTACCAGCCAAATGTCCAACAAGTATATTATAATTACCGCCACTTGCTAAAGCGTTTCCAGCTTGGTATCCAAATACTGTATTTGATGTACCACTATCATTATTGGATAGGCTGATGCGAGAGTTGGAGTCTACTACAAAGTTTGTACCAGTACCTCCTCCGCCAGTAAAATATAATCCTTCTGCGGAATGGTCAAACCAAATCCTACCTCTATAAGCCTCATCTCCACTTGCACCATCAGCAAAAGTTAATTGACCTTGCGAATCTGTACCTGATACAATAGTAATACCATGAGAACCACTTGTTCCCCCAACAACTAAATCTTCTGAACTTCTGCCATCATAATCAGAGGGATTGCTTACACCTACACCTACATTACCACCCACATTTGAACCATCAACTCCTAATAAAATATCCGTATAAGAAGAACCATCAAAAGAATATATATTAAGTTTATCATCGCTTCTATGGCTAAACATAGCGTGTCCTGATGAAGAGTCAGTTGCTAATCTTAATTGGTTAGAAGAGTTAACAATATGCAGTGGAGCTTCGGGAGCTGTTAATCCTATACCTAATTGTGAAGATGAACCAAGTATTAAATCGTCTGTACTTTCATCCCACAACATATATCCATTTGTTGCGGTGGCTCCAAAGAATTTTACATCATAACCAGTATCGTTAACACCGACAGTTACTGTATTATCTATTTGAACTGCACCATCTATATCTACTACATCAAGATTGGCTGTACCATTTACATCAATATCACCTTCTAAATCTATATTGTCTGCAACGACTAAATTACCATCAGCTATATCTAAAGCTGTTTGTCCATTTGTTCCTGTGATTGTTAATTTTTCTTCGGAAGCATCCCAAACAAATGAATCTCCAGATGTTCCGCTATGAAATGTTACATCATATCCAGAACCATTTGATCCAACTACTATTCCCTGATTGAAATGCCAGGAATCATCATCGTTTTCCCATAAGATAGATTTATCACTATCGCTAGACTTTAATATAATACCACCACCATCTATTGCTGTATCTGCTCCTTCTGATCCGCTTGGAGAGTGTGCTAATTCAATTAATTTATCGTCTATTTGGAGAGTTGTACTGTTTATGTAGGTAGAAGTACCATTTACAGTTAAATCGCCTCCTATAGTAGTATTTCCGCTTATATCTACTGCACCATTTATATCTATAGTGGTTGCATTAATTTCTATTTCAGAATCAGATACGAGGTCTAAAACTCCATCTGCTGATTGATGTATATAAGTTCCTGTATCACCAAACTGTAATTGATTGGTGCTAGTCATCATTAAAGCATTTGTACTGATCTGGAAACCAAATGTTGTTCCAGCATCTCCATCTGTAATTGATACTAGGGTTGTTGAATTTCCACCGCCATCGGGTAATGAAAGTAATTGTTCATAACTACTGGCAATGGTTTGACCTGTTAAAGTTGCCATTAAATTTCTCCTGTTTCTTTAAAAACCTTGCAGCTTACCGCCCATAACAGATTTGACATGGCTACAAGTAAATCTTTATACAATATCTTCCCATTTTCTATGTTCTAATTGCCAGGTGTCATTTATAGAAGTCCATAAATCACGTACTAACCTAGCAGTTTGCGTTACATGGGAAGCTAATTTTAATCCTAATCTTAACATCAGCCTACATAGGCTATACAAGCACCAGAAGCAAGAGTGAAACCACTCCAACGGCCAAAGATAGTCATTCCTTGTGGGAATGTTTGTCCATCTATTGCAGCACCGCCATCTGCATCTATAATTGTACCTGTACCAGCATCATCTGGGTATAGTTGTTCTGTTTCTGCTACTAATCCACCACTTGCACTAGCAAATACTGTATCTTCTATAAATTGTATCGCTACAAAGATTCCAGTACCAGCCGAACAAGTAACCGCTGTTGTTCCTGTTACCAGGATAGAACCAGCTTGACCAATAGAAAGGTTTTGAGCCTCTACTACTGCGTATTGTCTTGACATATTTTCTCCTTAATCGCTTGACGATTCTCTATAAACCATTGCAAGATCACCTGATCCGATTACTACTTCAGTCCACTTACCATAAATAGTACATCCAGATGGTATTTCTACAGTTGAAAGAGAATCCCATATATCTGTATCTGCGGAAGTAGCACTAACTGTTGTTGTATCGGTATCTAAAGCGGTAATTGCAACATAAGTATGAGCATTAACAGTTGCAGCAGCTACATAATCGCATCCACCAGCCCCTGTTAGAATACCCAACGATTCCATCGCTGGTCTGCTTCTTATATGAGCATTTGCCATTTACTTTTCCTTTTTCTTTGATTTCTTAGGCATTGGATTGCCGTTTTCATCGCATTCTTCAAATCTATCTTTTAAAGATTCTAAATCATGCCTACTCGGATCATATTGAACCATGAATCCGTTTGGTTTTTTAAAATATTTCATCTATACCTCATTTCGATAGAGGCAGCCGAAGCTGCCCCCATCATCGATTGGTTAATTATGATACATCACTTAAGATATACACACCAAAAGCATCCTTGATCTCTACTTCTCCCCAAAAACCAGTCGCAATATATTCAGTTGATCTGAATGATGCGTTTCTTTCAGTTTCGAGTCTAAATAGACCTTCAGGGCCAACAGCTAGTCCAAATGCACCTTTTGAAAAAGCGAACCCAGCAGCATCTCCGCCACTTGATACATCTTCATCAATTTGATCTGACCAATAAACGTCAAATCCAGCAATAGAACCAACATAACCAGCAGCCATTGCTTCTTCACCTTTAGCACCCATAAGTGATAATGGTTTAGAATTACTACCAGTTACAGCTGCGTCATGCAGCAAGGAAATCAATCCTTTTGAACCCCACACCTGTTTTGGTGAAAGAATCAGGTTATATGGAAATGGTGCTCCAGCAGCTCTCATTTGCCTCATCGCTCCGAAAGCGTGGCTTAATGCAAGGCTTGTTCCAGCACCACATTCAGTTTGTGATAAGGATTTTCCTAATTCTACCAGATCATCATCAAGCTTCGCAGCAACGGCATTTCCGAGTATTTGACCGACATTGCCAGTTAAATCCTCTGCGTTACCCATTCTAGCTAAATCACTTACGTCAGCACGAATCACGTGCTCACTTACTGTAGCACTACGAGCAGCAGTTGTTATTGATGTTACAGTAGAATAATCTGATCCATCTGTTGCAGCCCCTACACTACTTGAAGCGATTTTAGTATAATCTGGAAATTGAACAGTTATTGCACCTTGAACCGCTTGTTTAGCGTGAACCAAAGGATACATTACATTTGAATGATTGAAGGCTATTACAGCATCACCGATAATCTTTCCAAGACCACCTTGTGCTACGCCAGTATCTGTTTCAGCCATAGCTTCAAACTCCTATAGTTTAACCATCCTATCAATATATAAATGTCTCACAATCTATATAATCAAGTAAGGTTTGTTAAATTATTCATAAGGCTTTCTTAATTTACCTTCACCCCAACCACTAAATATTCCAATGCTTTTAGGCTTCTTTCCTTTTTGTATTCTTTCTCCACGTTCCTCATAAATATCAAGATAGTCATCATAACTAACTTTCTTTCCTTTATAAGTACATTCGATATCGTTACCTCCATCAATCTTGCGATCTTGGAGTTCATTATCTGGATCAAGTTTATCTTTTAGAATATTAGCTGCCATAACCGATCTTTATCTTACCAGATGTTTGAGCGGTATTTGCTTGTTCGTATCCTTTCGGATCAGCAGCAGCCCATTCTTCAAAGGATGTAAATCCACCCATCGCTGATGGTTTAGTGTTGTCTGTTGAGGCTGGTTTTGGCCTCGTTTTCAAACGTTCTACATGAACCTCTAACTTCTCAAGCGGAAGCCCATTATAGATTTCACGATCATCTTCAGGCAATACCGATAGTAACGTATCTCTACGAGTTTCCTGATATTCATCAAAAGCTGCGGCCTTAGAATTAGCCATATCTAGCTTTGCTTTCATTTCTTTCATAATTGTTTCATATTCACCTTTAGATTCCAACTCTTTGAGTTTTCTATCTTCGGCTTCTTTTTCAATCGTTTGCTTTAAAGAATCAAGCTCATCTCTTAATGTGTTTTTAGCGTCATTAACTTCCTGAAATCGTGCATAAGGAACTCCATCGACTGGCTGTTTTTCTTCGTTGTTAGCTTCAACGGCTGCCTCTTTAACGTCTAGGCTCTCGACTTGTTGTTCTTCCATTTTTACCTCTTGTTTGAGTTATCCTTTATCCAATGACAAAGGTTTTTGTTTCATTGGTCGCTTTAATATTGCGATCAATAGTTGCATTGATTTGTTTATCAATAAATCTTTCTATACCTTTTGAAACAGGCTTTCTTTCTGTCGTAACTGTTCTACCCATGTCTTCATTCCATTTTACTTTTTCTGCATTTGTTCCTGACCATCCTATAATAACACCATCATTTGTTGCACTTCTTGTTTGTAGGTTTCGCATCATATCACCAGTAAGGGTTAGGTTCGGCTTTGTACTTCTTGAAGATTGTCTTTTAAATCTTCCAGATGCTTTAGCTATTGCATATCCTGATGAATAACCTTTAAAGTTTTTATTATTAACATCTTTACCGCCAACTGTTGTATGCACTCTTATTCTTTCTGCTACTTCATCGCCTAACTTCTTCCAGAAAGATGCTTTTGTTTTAGGTATATCTTTTAATGGTTTAGCCACGTTGAACCTGTTGTGTTTGTATTTCTTTTTTTGTTGCTGTTAATTTCTTGCTTACAGATGTTTCTCTTGCCCAGCGATGCCGACAATTAAATCCTCCACCATCACCAAACGCTCCAGGATATTGCGTTTCTATTTGTTCCCTTGTTAATGATCCAGCACTAGACATATCTAAACATATATTTCTTGTCTTATCATCAACTGGCCCTTGATATACATACGTTGCATCAGGTGGATCAAGCTCTGCCATTTCTAGTGTTACGTTTCTTTCAAATGTATTCAATGCAGTATTCGCTAAGGTTTGTGCTTGATCTGCTCTTAAAACACCGCCAGAACCTTTTAAAATACCTTCAGCTATACTTGCCTCACTTGCACCAGCTAAGATTCCTCTAGCAACTTCTGTTCTAATTGTGTTTCCCATAATACCAGCTTCAGCTGCAAACTTTGCTCGATCCATTCTAAGTAAAGCGGTCAACGATTCATTTGATACAGCTCCTGTCATTTCCATACCAGCTAACACTCTTTCATAAGACAACATCAGTTTGTCTATATCTGCATTAAGGTTTAAGCGGTTTAATATCATATCTTCCATATCTAACGCTTGAAGTATTAATAGCATTTCATCTTTCGTATATCCTTGATTCTTTAAATCAAGTATTTGATTCACTAATTCCCTTTGCACTCTTTCAACTGCTTTAGAAAATTGTATTGCTGCGTTATCTTTTAGATCAGGCAACTGGAGTCCTCAATGCGTCTAGTAATGGTGAACTAGGTTCTTTAGGTGCTTCTTCATTTGTTCCTAATTTCTTAGCTAATTCTTCATCACTTATATCTGGATTAAAATGACGTATAATATCCTCTTGGTCTATGATACCCATTTCTTTTTTAATCTTTAATACTTCTAATTCTTCTTTCTCTGAGAGTGGGTAGTTGACTTCACCATAGTCCACGCTATAATCTTCAGATAGATTTTTACCTGTATGTACTTCAATAATCTTGCGATCAATCTCATATCTAGAAGCCTCCCATTCTCTCCACATAGGAATATCGCTTTGTCGTGATTCTAAATTCTCTACATCTTGTATTGCTAATGCGACCCCCGATTGTATTTGCCCAGCATCGCCCCACTTAATTTGCAAGGAATGATTTTGAGCAGTAATAGATAGCATTGCTTTAATTGATTCAATCATAGCTGGAATACTTCCACTAGGACTTACATAGTTAAACGATGCACCTTCTGGTAGTATAATAGCACGATCTATACCTGATCGTATTTGTGATTGTGCTTCATGTACTCCACTTATTACTGGTTGGCCTAAACTAAAGCGAACACCTAAAGCAATCTCAGTCATAGCAATACCAGCATGAATAGAGGCTCTAGTTACATCAGAAGCATCGCCATGATTGTGCATTCTACTAATAGGTAATATATCATAAGGGTTTGTTCCATCTCCTCCTGGTATGTTAATCATCTTACCAGCTTGATCGTACATAAAATGCAAACCTTTTTCTCCATCCCTAGATTCTGACCAGAATACAAACTGTCGTTTATTGTTATGGCTTTCTACTTCATACGAATACGCAAATGGTTCGCTTTCAGATCGTACATAGTATTCTTTTACGAATGGAAGAATATCATACTCTATACGCTGCCTTCTATCGTTCCATTTAGAACGCAAATGGCACGTACCTAACAACCACGCTATCTCTCCATACTCACGCATAGTAGAGTTCAAACGATACGTCATATCTTTATAATCTTGTGATACTTCTCCACCGATATAACGTTTGATTTCATTCTTTAATAAGAGCATTCTAGCTCTTGCAAATCTTGGTACTAAACGCAAAGGAAACATTGGTACTTGGCTTAGACTTTCGCCAGGAAACCATTGCTCTAAATGCGTATCTAAATTCTTATTGTAATAAAAATCTAAAGCAGTTGCTTTTTCTGCGTTTTCTTTTGCTTGTAAGTTTTCCCTAGCTCTGCGTATTGATTCTAATACTAGCTGTTCGCTGTATTCGGGTATTACTACTGTATTAACTGATTTCATGCTTTATACATCCAATTCTCAAAATATTGCGTCAACTGCCTCCCGAAATTCTGTTCTATTTGTCTTTTTAATTCTTGTTCGTGTTTCTTGTTTGCCCTATACCCTATTATCCACATGGTAATAAATACGACATTAAAGGTCGCACTTAACCCTAATAAGAACTCTACCATTGTACAGATGTTCCCAACTGTTTGACAATTGGCCACTTATATGCGATTAAATAACTACAAGCATCTAAAGCGTGAGATAGTGAATCATCTGATCGTTTATCTAATGTACCTGATTTATCTCTTTGGCATTGTTCTAGGTCTTTAATTAAATACAAACACTTAGGATCAACTGTCATGCTTATCTTTCCGTTAGCATCTTTTAGCTTACGATTTAAAGCGTTTAATCTATCCTTTACTGGAGGGTTTGCTTTCCTGGCTATAATACGAAAGCCGAAATCTCTTAGTATTTGATGATCTGATTTACCTGTTGTAGATCGTGCCGAACCAGCACTATCAGGAAATATCGTATTAACTTCTGGCCATCTCTTTTTAATCTCTCTAGCCATTTCTTCTGTATTAGAGTTAGTAAGTCGTATCTCATCAGCATAATGAATTGTTTGATTTGTATATTCATAGACCTTAACCGCAGTCATCCAATCCACGTTAAAATCCATACCTACATATACTTTAGGCGATGATTCAGCATCACTTTTTAAGTGAATGTTTCTATCAAAGTTATATGCTGCTCTATTTTGTACTGTTTCAAAGGTTGCTTCGAACTCCTGACTAAATGTTCTCGCATCCATATTTTCTTTAGCTAATGCAATTTCTTCTGCATCAACATAGCCATGCTCTATTGTTTTAAACTGCCAAGACTTCCAATTAGGATTACCACCTTGACCTCTTAAAAATATATCGTGGAAATGATTATATCCAGAAGGTGTGCCGACAAATAAAGCCCTTCCTTTACTGGTTGCTAACATAGGCATAACAATTTCCTCGAATACTTTAGGCTTCATATAAGCGTATTCGTCTAATACTACAGCGTTGCTGCCGTTCATACCTAGCGTTACACCTCTAAGCGAATCTTCATTATCCGCCCCTTTAAGTTCAAATGTCGCTCCATTCAGCGTTATCGACAATTCTGACTCGTTTACCTTTGCTTGTGGATATTTCTTGAAAAAAGTCTTCATCGTGGGCCACATAACTAGTTTCGCTTGGCGGTAAGTTGGAAAAATAACCCAGCGGCGTTCCGTTTGGCGTATTGTTCCATCCAATAACCATATCAACGCCAGAGAGCTTTTTCCCCACCTTCTTCCGCTTACCAGACATAAGTATTTATTCCTTGCATCTAAAATTTCCCTTCTTATTGCATCTATTTCCATTCATCGTTCTATCAACTTGAATGGCTCTAATCTTGTTGTTTGATCAATTCTTTCTAATGCTTTGCCCTCAGTCCTATCAGCGATAAACTCTACAGCCCATCTTTCAGGCCTTGGCCCAGTAGCTAAAGCATATACTTTTCGCAGCATCTTTTCTTTCATTGTTTCACCTGATTCGTCTGCTTCACTGCTTTTAGCATTTAATATATCTGCTATAGCTAAACCCTTTTTTGGCCGCCCATTCAGATTACCTGATTGTCCTGGTTTAAAAGGTTTTCCTGGTACTTTCTTGCTGTTATTCTGCTGTTTATCAGCACTACTCATCAACTTCTACCATACCTATAGATAAAGGTTTATTTATTAAATCGAATAATTGTTTTACTTTAGGTGAGTCAATCTCATATACGTCTAATTCTATTCGCCATACATGAGTTGATTTAAGGTTCTTTAAGCCGACAAGTTCAGCCATTAATGCAATCCCTTTATTCATTTAGATCATAAGGCCCCATAATCGTTTAATGCTTTTCTGTCTTTCGGCAGATTCCACGGCTGCTTTTCCAGCCACTCCGAGTAGGGTAGCATTTAACCCTTCTATAAATACAAGAAAAAGACTACAAAATAGGGGTGTTTTTTACGCTAACTGAAGATATTGTTAGACTTAGTCAACTACAAAATTTTTTCATTTATAAGCAATAAAGTTAATTTCTCCATTGCTCTATCTAAATATGTTTTTGCAGCTGTTTCTGATATGCTGAAGTTGTAAGCGATTTGCTTAAAGTCGTGTATCTCTAAATTATAATACGCATCGAATATTTCGTTTTCACGTTTAGAGAATTTTCGTTCAGATTTTCTACCAGCCAGGAATGCTTCCATTAATTCATTCTGACGTTCTTTCTTATTAATCTGATCTAAATATAAATCCTCGCCCTTTCCGCACATTGGACATGGTTGTTTCATAATTACCTCTAGTATGTGTGAGAGTTAATCCCATAATTTCTTTTTCTTTCGCCTTTTTTTGACTTGGTTTGCCGTTCTACCCATGCTTTTTAATTTCACATTTAATATACGTTTGTTTCTTTTGCGATCTTTTGCTTTTCTATTTGGCATAATTTAAAATTTTAATATCCATTGATTATATATTCTATCTGCTATATTTGCTATCATTAATGGAGGAACTGACATTCCTATAATATATCCTGGCATATTTTTTCCAAAGTTATAGTCTAAAGGAAATGACCCACTTAATATTAATGAATTTTTATCTATTCGATATGTCTTATGTGGTAAATATAAATGTTCATCACTATGACCAGTAATTGTAGGTACAACTTCATTAAATTGTAATTTATAATGTGAAAACCAAGAACCTCCAGCAGCTTTTGCAAAAGAATTTCCAGGTTTTGTTAAATTCCAGTATTTTAACGATTTTTTTTCTAATATTCTTCCAAGGTCACCATTATATATTTCTTTAAATAATATAGGTTCAGAAGAAAAAAATAAATCTAAATATGGTTTTTTATCAAATAAAGTTTGTTGATATAAAAAAGGTTTTGCTAAATCTTTTCTTAAACATATAAAAAAAACTCTTTCTCTTCTTTGTGGAACACCCATTTTAGAAGAGTTTAGCAACCAGTATTGTGTATAATATCCAGCTTTTTCAAATTCATAAAATATTTTATTAAAATATTTTTTAGCATTTCCCATTAATAATCCTTTTACATTTTCTGCAATTATTATTTTTGGCTTTAATTTTGCTGCTAAATCTATAAAATCAAAAAATAAAGTATCTAATACTTGTTTAGATTGGCCTTCTCTAAATTTTTTTTCTTTTCCCCAATCTCTTTCTCTTTTTCCTGCTATAGAAAAACTGCTGCAAGGTGGAGATCCATCTAATATATCTAAATTATATAATTCATCTGGTAAATCATTTCTATTTTTAAAGTCTTGTATTCCTTCTAAATAATCATATTTAGGATTATGATTTATTTTATATACTTCTATCATTTTTTTATCTATTTCATTACAACCTATTACATCAAATCCGGCTAATTTATAACCCATAGTCGAACCTCCACCACAAGCAAAACAACTAAATACAGAACCTTTATCTTTAGTAAAATTTTGATCTTTTAAATACCATCTATAATTATATTTGTTTTTCATAAAATCTTAGGGATAGCTGACAATAATAAATTAATCAATCCACACATCTAATCGGTTTATATATTCCCCAATTAGCTTTATTGTTAATTATTAAAACTATCCCCATGTATTGGGAGCTAGGCAGCCAACCTTTATTCACGTACCAACCACACAGACCAACAAGAGCCTTTCTTAATTTTAGGGTTAATAAGATCATTACTCCCATTATTTCTTTGGACATTTCGTCATAAATTTAATTCTGTTTTCACCTGACTTCTGACCGCAATACATCGTTGCTTTCCATATTGTGCATAGTGGGCATTTTCTTTTCACTATCGGGCAATTTGCGTACTGGTGATATTTCTGATTTACAACATCTTGAGTCTTGGAATATTTGTGATTTGTCATACGATTCTGTTTTTCCACATTTTTTACATTTACCTCTATAGAAACCAGTTATATCAGTTTTAATATCTTTTAGTGTTGTCTTGACTTCGCTAACAAAATCATTTCTGCACCAATTCTTGAATGCTGCTTTATAATTCTTATATGTTTTACCATTGGCTAACATCCAATCTTTCCATTTAATAAATTCATTATCAACATCAATATTAGGAAATTCTTTTTGTAAAGTAGGTATTTCAAGAAAAAGTTTTTTAATCTGATCTGCCTTTTTTTCTTTATCTTTAACCATATCTTTATCTTTAGCTTTATCTTTATACCCTTGTAAGGGCCTTATAAGCCCCTTATTTTTATATAATTTGTATTTTGTTAATATGTTAATAACTGATAAATGAGCACGATTATTTTCATTTAATTGGCCATATTGAAAATCTATGAAGTCTTTAATAAACCAGCGTTTTCCATTATCTATTTCTTGATATTGCTTTTTGAATACCTGGCGAATCTCTTGCTCATCTATACCATTACAAAAGAAATGAGCTAATTCAAAATCAACTTCCCAGATTCCAGCGTGATTGCATTGATCTAGTAAATACATCCAGAATACTTTATTATCATTTTTTAACTTACGAAACCATTGCTTCTTCCATTTATCAGTATCCGTAAATCGTTTAGACATAATCAAAATCCTGATCTAGCTGCTTTAATTGTTTTTTTAAGTCTTGATACAATTCTTCTTTATCCGCTTTAGTACGTTTGCATATTGTATTAGCTTCATCTATTAATAGTTGAAATTTCTTTTTACCTAGCTGCTTTTTTTTATATCCAACTGCCAACATAGGATGTTCACCCAATTTTCTATGACATCCTTTACAAACGGCATCACAATTTAAGAAGGAATAACGAACCGATTGCTTCCTTCTTCCAAATCCAGTATGAGAGCAATCCATATTATATTTCCAGTTATTCACAGGAGATTTACACTCGTCAGGCATCACCCTACTTATTGCACAAACCCCCTGTGATTTCCGTCTTATCAATTCAGAAAAGACCTTATCCAATTTTGTTCTTCTGATCAAAAGGGTAAGGCTTCTTCTTTCTCTTGTGGAACATCCGCATCTGTATGAGGTGGTGGCGTTTCTCTTGGATCAGAACCTACTGACAAATCATATCTTTCTGTCATTACGTAATCAGTAAACTGTTCAACTCTTTTCTTAGTATCGTCATTTAACTCTAAGCCCATTTTAAATGCTTCTTTAGCGAATCCAAAACGAACTTGACCTTCCGCTACAGTTCTTTTATCACGCTTAGCAGTAGCTATTCGACTTGCAGCATCTGGAATTGTAGCAGCTCCATTACTATAGGTTTGATCGTTAGGGACATTAACAGTATTTTTTCTTGTTATTATATACTCCCACCTGTCAGTATATTTACATTCAATCGTTATTACATCATCTTTCTTATATGCTGCTACTTTCTGATAAAAGAAATCTGTCATTTTCAATTCAAATTCCTCTCCAGTATTAACCAATACCTCACCTTTATCTCCAACAAACGAATGTATTGGATCGGCTAGATTAATTGTGTTTATAATGTATTGAGGTTTTTCCATAAATTCCTCAACTTTAGCATTTGTTACATCATCAACAAATTGCATAGTATGTGTACCTTGATGATGATCTCTATTTGTTAGTTTTACGTTTTTCATTAGCCCTCCTAGACTATCCAAGTAATGATATGACAGGTTAAATAACCTAACCCAAACATTAGCAAGGTTTTTCCGTTTTTCTCGATCTTATCACCTATAAATAAGGTAAGATCAAGGATTAAATTAATTACATTAGTTGTTACTTGTTTATTTGACATAGAACCTCCGAGGTTATATTTTTGCCATCCTTTAAAATTTTGTAACATTCAGGATCAGAATATTCATACGATTTTAATTTATATTTAATTCCTTTAACTAAATCTTTTAATTTATCAGCAACAACTTCAACCAGATAAAAACCATCAGAATTTTCACACTTAATATAAGCAAAATATTTATAAGACATTTTGGGTTTCTATGGTCATTTGTTCTAATAATGGTTTTGTGAATAGATAAGCCTCAACAGGGCAGCCTTTTTTATATTCTTGCGTAGTTAGTTCGGCTTTTTCCTTTACTTCTGTCAAATCTATAAAATATGGGCCGTTTTGCTTATCGTTTGTAAAATGCACCTTAACAGTCTTATACCCTTCATTCCAATAGTTAACTAACCTAGATCGTTTTATTGTGATATACGGCATATTACGAGCCTTATAGACCATTCTCTGCATCGGAAACGTCTTAATTGGTCTTTTCATCTTTTACTTCCTCATATTCTATGCCTAAACGTTCAGCTTTCTTTAAAGTGTACATTTGCAACTCATAAAATATTCGCCAATCCTGCTCATCCCTTTTTAAAAAGCGATATTTTTTTAAGCGATCTTTCATTTTACCTCCACAGTTGTTTGTTCAAGTTCAACAATTTCATCAACAATTCTGCTTATTTCTTTTAAAGCTATATTTCCTTCTTCTACAGTTCGGCAGCCAGGTTCTGTATATTGCCAAATATGAGTAGCTTTCTTTTTTAAATCATGTATTGTAATAGGATGTACTCGATACATCTTATCATTAATAATAGAGGGCTGATTAGTTTTGGCGGAAACCACATGACGTGAATCAGCCCCCTTCAGCGACACAGTTTTGTTTGGTTTTGTCTGATCACTACGCAACTCGCCTTGTTTACTCATGGCATCTAAGGAGGTACTTGTGTCGTTCATAAATTATTTACCTCTGCCTTTATCTGCTCTTTTAAATATAGCAACATCACATTCTTTAGCATATTTTAATATTCGTAATATTTCTTTCTTTTCTTCATTTGGCAAATGTCGCTTCATAGATCGCAGCATACGAATCAAAGTAGCTACAGTTGAAGAAGTCATCATTGTTATATCTAACTTCCCTTTTGTAGTAGATAAGAATGATTCTGCATTAGGCTTATACATTATTTATCCTCCTACACTTGTTCTTCAGTTAATTCTAAATACTCAAACAATTCATCAAACAATTCTTCTTTAGTAACCAATCTTAGTCTTTCTCTGAATGCTGGATAATCCCCTTCGTGAAGATAATCAAGGTTTTTACATCCGTATTCTTTTGCTTCTTTTAACGTATCAAATATATTATATCCACTTTCTAACCGACTTACAATAGATATGGAATTAAACTCAAACTTGTATCTATATGGTGTGCTATTCATTATACCACCTCTTCTTTTATTGCTTCTGCGATCTCTTCAAAGTTAATGTTTTTAATATCTTTAGATTTAAGGTCTAAGCACAATTCAGTTCCAACTATTTCATCTGCCGTTTTTTCAAGAAATTTAATAAAAAATTTATGTATCTCAAAATCACGAGCTGCTCCTAAAACAATATTATATAGTCTTTCTTCATTGTTTATCCAAAGCATAAAATTCCAAGTTTCCCAATTTGTCCATCCGTTGTAATCCATTATGCTACCTCCGTATGTATTCGTACTGTTCTATCTACCGATCCATTCCAAACAGGAAGCAAGTTATATTCATCTAAAACATCTACAAGCTCACTTCCATTCTCAACAGATGAACCCCATATAAGATTTACTCTTCCCCATGCTTTAAGATTATCAGCACCTTGTCTATGATAAAAAACAAATTTATCACCATCTTTTAATTTATATTTATCTTCTAGTTCCATACAACCACAACTTCCGCAACAAGAAAAATTCATCCTAGCTACCCAACCAAGTTTTCTTAATTTTGCAAATGCGTTTTTTATGTTATTCATTTTGTTTTTTATCTTGGCTAATTTTCTTGGTTTTCTCATTATGCCACCTCTTTATTATACATTTCATCACAAAAAGCAGATTTAGCCTCATCAAGTTCAGACCAATCTCCGTTTTCACACAAAGTATACTCTAAGCTTTTTTCAGTAGTAACGAATTTTACTGTAGATAAACCATCTCGCTTTAAATACTGATTAACTCCAAAAACAACTTTAGGCGGATAAGCTCGGAATTTTTCAAAACCATATAAATTGCCATCGCCTACTTCTACAACAAAAACTAATTTAGATTTTTCTTTTATGTTATTCATTATATTGCATCCATTTCTGTACTAGCGAGAGCGGATGCAATTAAGTGGAGAGGAACTCCAGAATAATTACTCTCGCTAGTATCAATTTTGTTTATGTTTCTTAATTGCATCGCTATAATATTAAGGCATAAAAACCAAAAAAGAAACAAAAAAATTAAAAAAGTTTTAAAATTCTTCTTCTATTCTCATAGAAACATTCCAATAATCGTTTGCAACTTGCGACATATTAAGAGAATTTTGAGCGAATCTTGCGAATATATGCTCCGATTCTGCATTACTTCCTGTTGAAGTATTATCACAAGAAAAAATAAAAGGAATATGAGGACCGTTTGTTTTATTCCATACATCAGAAACTACTGTATCATCTGTATGAACTAATGATTCATATCTATTAGGCATTACTTCGCTAGAAGCTAAAAATGAAAAATTAACATCATAAGCTAATCTTCCTCCATATCCTTCTTGACCAGGATAACCTAAAGAAAATGGTGATTTACTTGTTGCAGTATGCGTTCTTCCGCTATGTCGCATATTACTAAATCGTTTTCCTCCTACAGATTCTAATACATCTACACCATCAAATATTATTTCTCTTTGAACTTGTAAATCTGGAGCATGAGGTGCATCAAAATATTCACCGATTAATATGCAGCCTATAAACAAATCTGTAGAAGTATCCCAAGTTTCATCAACAGCGTTTCCAGAACCACCATGAGCACCTTCAAATTGTATTCCCCAAAATCTTAATGAAGTTTCATTAAAAGTAAATATTGTGTTGCCATCACTACCAGGCTCTACAACTACATTTTTGTCATTAGCGGCAACTGTAATGGTATCTGCATTTACAACTTCTGTTGTTGCTTGATCACTCC